CGACCATAGCCATACTTAGCGGGATCGTAGCTTAGTTCGATTTGCTTAAGCCTTTTTGAAGCTCTTTTTAGTGATTCCAGCTGCTTATCAGCCTTTTGCCCTCTTGCGATCAGCTTAAGGTAGCGGGGGCTAAAGCCGCCTGAGGCTGGGGTGTTATCGCGATTCTTGGCGTTTTCGACTTTCCTGATTTCATCCAAAACGGCGGTTAGTTTGGCTTTAATCTTGCCCTTAGCCGCGTTAATTCTTTCTTTGGTTAGCGGCTTTTTCTGTTTGCCGGTGGGCTTCGCTGGCGCTGCCTTGCCCTTCCGCGCCACCCCACCAACACGGGCCCCGCGGATCTTCCTGGCGGCAGCACCCTTTCCGCTCGCCTCCACGGCCCTGGGGTTGTACTTCATCCGCCCCCTGCTGCTCGTCGCCATGCCGGCCTTCAGGCGGGTGGCTGATCGGTTCATTTGTTGAGCAATCGCTTGAACCTCTCCGGCTGATCGCTTGTTCTTCCGCTTGCCTACATTGCCCATCAAAATAACCCGACCTTCTGCAATGTCTCGCATAGCGCTCATGCGATTAGCCCCGGTGCCCCCGTAGTTCATTCGCTCAAGCCGGATCGCCCTTTGCGCCGCCTTGGGGAGGGCCCGCAGCCGCTTTGCCTGGTCCTTGCGCTGCCCCGCCACCATGGGATCGGCGCGGTCCTTCCTGGCCTCTGGTGACTGCATCCAGCCGACCGGCTTCTTTGCGGCGGCCACCTTCCCCCGCACCTTCCCTCCCCTGCTCACCACCCCCTTGGGCGCCCCCTTGAGCCGATCGGTCTGCCTGGCCCTGAGGTTCCCCGCCCCGGTGCGCAGCCGTCCCCCGCGAGCTGTGGCGCCATTGCCGCCCACGCTGGTGATGCGGCCGGAGTTGTCCCGCGTCAGGCGATTGGTGTCACGGCTGGCCTTCTTGGCTGGTGGCCGCTTGGGCGCCCCGCCGCCTGGCGTGGAGGCGAACCGGCCGCGACCGTCCCGCACGTAGGACGCTCGGCGGGTTCCCTTGGGCATGGCTACTGCAGTCTCTGCAGCAGTTTTCCCGTCAGCTCAGCGGCAACCCTTGGGCGTCCACGCCATCGCCCGCGAGGTCGTTCGGGCCCGGCACCGGCGGGTTGTTGAGGGCTCGCTGGCGGGCATCCTCGGCGGCCAGTTCGGCGGCCTCCTTCTTGCCGTCGGCACCGGGGCGGAGTATGCCCCGCTTCTGCGCCAGGTGCGTGACCGTCTCGCGCATGAGGAGGCCCTTATCGTAGAGCGTGCCGGCGAGGGTGAGCAGGGCGTCATCCACGGGCTTGTCGGTGACCCCTGGCAACAGGTCAAGGCCTGCGCCGGGCTGGGGCAGCTCGCCGGTGAATTGGCCCCAGAGCTGGAAGAGGCTCTCCCAGGCGCTGGACTTGCTCTCGGCCATTGCGGTGATGGTGGCCTGCAGCTGGGCCCCCTCCAGCTCGGCCTGGGTGGCGGTGCGCTCGCCGCTGCCGCTGAATAGGAACGACAGGGTACTGCGATCGATCAGCTTCTCGATCGCCTCTAGGTGCGTCAGGTGCTTGTCGAGGCTGCTGCCGGAGGGTTCGGCAAACTCCAGGCCCTCCCCGGCGCCGGCGTTCGGGAACTCCACCACGGAGTTCGGCCCCAGCATCAGCGGCAGGGCTTCGCCATTGGGCCCAGCCACGCGGCGCCCTTTCACGACGGCCACCGGCAAGGCGCACCGGTGCAGCAGCTCCTTCAGGTCGGAGTATTCACGGAACCAGTCGAGGGTGAGGTTCGCCAGGCTCAGCAGCGGTAGGCCGCCATCCCCGAAGCCGTCGCGACTGACGCCATACCAGACCACCGGCGGGTACTCCAGCGCCTCACCTTGGGGCCCGGTAAAGGTGCCCTCCTGCTTGCGCCCCTCGGCATCGACGGCCACCTTGAGGCTGTGTTGAGCCGTGGCCCCCTTGCCGCCGTTGCCGGTGATTTCCATGAGGCGCCAGTTGCCGCCCTGCATCACGCGGTAGCGCGGCTCCAGCTTGACGCCGTAATCCCCGTCGTCTACCTCGTGCCACTCCAAGATCGTGCAAGCGATCGGCACCCGCCGGCCGCCCCGCTTGACGGTCCGCCAGTTCAGAACGTTCCGGCGCTCAGCGGCGGAGAACGTGGGCCGGCGGCCCTGGGCCCGCTCATCCGCCCTGCTCTCGGGCGTCCCCGGCGGTGCGTCGGCCATCAGAAGACAGCCTCCATCCCGGAGCACCAGGGCATCGGTGCCAAGGCCCCAAGCCTTCAGGCTGTTTCCCTCCCCATCAATGTCCTGGGCCGCATTGAGGAGGCCCGGCTGCACGCCTCGCAGCTGGTAACGGCTGAGCACCCCCGCGAAGGCGCTCACGCCATCCTTGAAAAAACTCGGGTAGCTGCTGCGCCCCACCCGTGCCTCATAGGCCTGCTTGGGCTCGCCGGCCTCCTTTGGTAGGTGCCGCTTCTTCGCGTCGCCTCGCAGCAGATCCCAGCAGTCGGCGACCAGATCAAGGTCGCGCATCACCTCCCGCAGCTTCGGGTGCTGGAACGACGGCAGATCGCCCTTGTTGCTCGGGTGGCTGATCTGCTGCTGCTGCACCGGTGCCTAGTCCTTCTGGCCCAGTTTTCCCGCTTGCGTGGGGGTCGTGACAGGCACCAAACAAATCCAACTGCTCCGCCGCCCGCAGGATCTCAACCGGATCCGTGATACGTCGCCCCGCCTTACCCTCGGGGCCCCCTGCAGCCCCGTCAGGCACGACCAGGGCCAGGGCCTGCTGCTCTGGTGCCGGCTTCAGTCGCTCGCCCCAAATGATGCCCTCGGCGTGCCGCAGGAACTGCCCGTGCGGCATCCGTGCCACCTGGCGCCGCGGCTGGGCATCCCATGCCGTTTCCAGCATCTCCCGGTCCGCCCACCGCAGAGCGGCATGGGCCTCGTCTGCGATCCGCAGGGCCTCGTTCAGCTCGTCGTAGCTCTCGATCTCATCCCACGGGTCGGGCTCGCGGTTGGCATGCAGGGCGTCGGGATCGAGGAGCCGCGTGGCCCCCTGGGCCTCCAGGATCGCCGTCACCTCGGTGGCCTCCAGCCCGGTGGCCTCCACCACGGCCGAGAGGGTGGCGCCACTGGCGGCCAGGCGCCGCACCGTGGGCGCCACGTCCCGCCACCGATCGGGGAACTTCACCCCGGAGCTGTGGCCCTTGTCCCGCAGCCACTGGGCCATGGCGCCACGGATGTAGGGCACCACGCACGTGCTAAGGGCATAGGGGCGGTCGGTGGCCGGGTTGAGGCGCTCGGGATCATACCGGCGGCAACCGTTCAGCAGACCCCTGGCGGCCACCAGGAACAGGTCGTCGAAGGGCATCTTCGTGGACCGGGCCATCCGGTTGGCCATTGCCGTGGCCAACTTGAGATTGTCGGCCGCCAGCTGCTCAGACCATGCCGTTGGCGCCGGAAACCCGTTGAGCCGGTCCAGGTCGGGACACGGGTCAGGCCGGACCTTCTCGCTGCGGGCGGCCCTGAGGCGCCGGGTGGTGGTGGCCATGCTCAACTCACCGGACTCTGGCCTGTTTGTTGTCCCATTATTGCATCAGTGAATGCTTAGGCGCCATAGCCATAGCTTACTGTAGAGAAGCTGATAGGGCCAGAGCTGGAGAGATAAATCAGGAGCTGACTTGTGCTGTCCACAATGTCATCAAACGTTGCTGCGGGAAATTGCAATAACTGATCTTTGACCACATTGCTCCATGGAGCAGAGCGAGGCAGAAACACACGGCCATTATTGAACTCCACACTGGCAGCATTGGCGCGGGATTCCTTGCCGCCCATGTCGCCGACCCCGGCGGCCACCACCTGATAGCCGTGGGCGCCCTGCGTGAGGGTCTTGATCACCGCGGCACCGTTGGCTTTCTTCTCGATCACCAGCTCCCCGAAGCGGTGCCGGGCGTGCATCGAGCGGATCATGCTCACCGTGGCGGGGAAGTCCAAGCGCTCATTCACCAGATCCAGCAGCCAAGCTCCCTGGGTCGCCTGCCCCCAAAGGGTCATCGCCACCATGTCGCTACCGGCGGTGTCGTCGAAGGTGCAATCGACCGACAGGATCCGGCGGATGAAGTGCGTCGGCAACTCGGGGTCGCCTGGATTACCGGGCCAGGCCGGGCAGCCGTAGAACCGCATCCGGTCCAAGAAGAACACGGTGCCCTTCCCTGCCGAGGGCCGCTGCTGGTAGATCGATTCCCAGTCCCGCTCCGGCGTGTTCGCCTTCTTCCGCTTGATCCACCGCTCATCAAAGCGATCGGGGTCCAAGGCCTCGCCGGGCTGGCGGTTGTCGGCCTCGCGGGTGACGGTGGCCGGCAAGGGCTTGATGTCGTTGGCGGCCACCGCCGCGATCGGAAGGCTGACCACGTGCCACCGCTCGCAGTCGTCTTCCAGGCCCTCCTTCTCCAGCTCCAGGTTCTTGCTCAGCAGGTAGCCGATCAGATCGGCCTCGTGCCAGCGGGTGTGAACCACCACCACGCCATTGCCGGGCTCCTCACGGGCGCTCAGCACCGAATCCCACCAGTTGTGAACCTGCCGGCGGAAGGCTGCCGATTCGGCCTCTTCCCTGCCCTTGATCGGGTCATCTATGAACAGCCAATGCCCTGGCTTGCCGGTGCCCTTGCCGATGCCTGCAGTCCAGATCGTTCCGATCCCATCGGCTGTGCCCCATTCCTCCTTCCCCGAGCGGGTGGGACTCAACGGGCCACCGCTGGCGGCGAAGTGGTCGCGGGCATTCTCGGAGAACCCCACCGCCAGGTCCTGGGTCTGGCAACAGATACCTCCGGAGCGATCGGGGAACCGCCGCAGGCAGTAGCCGGGCAGGAATCGGCTGAAGATCGTGGACTTCCAGTGCCTCGGGGGGAGCTCCACCATCAGTCGCGGCAGGTCGCCATCGGCGAAGCGCTGGCCAAGGGCGATCAGCCGTTCTGTGTGAGGCGTGAACGGGAAGCGCGGGAAGCTGTCGGCGATGTACTCGCGGAAGCCCTTGGTGTACGGCTCCACCGCCGCCGGGATCGCCGCCTCTGCGGCCCTGGCCTCCTGCACCTCCCGCATCGCGGGGAAGCCGCCCCAGTCGTGGTAGGCGGCGTGGTGGAGGAGGTTGAGGGGTGGCATTAGCCCGTTCGCCCCTTAATCATCACCTCCTGACTTATGAGAGATACCGTTTCTTGAACCCACTCACTTGCGCCAGCACCAATAATCAATAGACCGCCACGGTGTATTTCAGTTGCATCCAACATGCAACCGCCTACGCTGGTGGTAATTGAAGGATCCCATGCAAGCTGCCGCGGTGCCACCCGCCCCGCTGGTAGCTCATGTAACCATGGGAGGCCAGCCGCCTGAGCCAATGGGCGGGCTGCTTTAGTGCCAACCAGCGTAACCGGCATACCTGCGGCCTTTGCCGCAAGAATCCGGTTCAGTGCCTTCCGGTCCAGCTCGCTTTGATCGCTTCCCCTGTAAGCAACAAGTTTCTGATTGCTTCCCTCTGGCGTGCCGTAGGCATCCCCCAGCACGTCTTTTCGGCGCTTGGCTTGTCCCATCGCTCAAATCCTCGCCACGGTGACACCAGCCGCCTGCCCCTGATACTTCCCATCCCCATAGGGCTGATCACAGGGCGCCCCCTCGTAGAACAGTGCCTGACAGATGCCCTCGTTGGCGTAGATGCGGCAGTCGGCGCCGCTGCTGTTGCTGATCTCCACGGTCAGGTAACCCTCCCAGCCGGCCTCGCCGGGGGTGGTGTTCACGATCACGCCACAGCGGGCGTAGGTGGACTTGCCGATGTAGAGGGCGGTGACGTGCGGCGGCAGCACCTGGCGCTCAATCACCGCGCCAAGGGCGTAGGTGTGGCCTGGGAGGATGAAGAACGTCCCGTAACTGTCCCATTGCAGCTCTGCCGGGACTAGGCAGCGATCGTCAAAGGCTTTCGGGTTGACGATTAGCCCCGGCACGTGGCGGAACACGCGGAAATCGTGCGGGGCCAAGGTGAGGTCATAACCGTAGGAGGAGCAGCCGTAGGAGATCGCCGCAGCGGCAAGCTGGCTGGCCCCATCGGCTGTCTCTCCGGTGATGATGTGCCGCACCTTCCCCGGTTCAAACGGGCTGATCATGCCCTTCTCCGCAAGCTCGCGGATGCGCCAATCAGGTATGGAGCCGCCGCGGTTGGCAAGGCGGATGGTGCCGGCGCCAGGCAGGAACGCCTCCCTCTCGTTGTCATTCATGGCCGAAGCAGGCGGGCGGGACGCTGGCGGCGCTTCTGCCGGGCTGCAGCAAGGCGCTCAGCAGGGGTGGCCGGGGCCTCTGGACTCCAGGTGGCCTCAAAGCGGGCGGGCTCACCCTCGGCCGCAGAGCGGCGGACGATGCGAGGCGGCGGAGATTGCTGCGGCATGAGACCAGGGCAAAGGATGGTTGTTCTGTGGCCATCTTGACAGGGATTAGCTCATCCCGCACGAGGGTCAAACAGCTCACAATCGGCAGCGAAGCCGAGGTTCCTGACGCTCGCGTCTGGCACCTCCTCCTTGCAGGGGTTGATCCCCCCGCGCCAGCGGCTGCAGTCAAGGCACGACGGGCCAGTAAGGCGCGACTGGGCAACATTGACACGCTGACGCGGGATTTCTGGCCAAAGCCCCGCGTGCGTGTCACCGCGGCGGACTGCGCACACGGCCTCATGGGAGCAGTTCAGTTGCTTGGCCAGAATCCAGCTGCTCAGCGAAGACAGCAGGATCTGACGCACTTCGCCAGGGCTCAGCGGCCTGCGTTGCCTCTTCTTGATCGACTGGTCCCGCTCGCCCTCCCAAGTCGTCCACCGATACTCGCAGTTGTGACACCGATACCTGCGGCGGCGGCGGCCATCTCGATTCGGCCGGGTATCGACTGTTCGGAAGCTGTGGCCGTGGCAGCTGGGGCACTCGGTTGGAGGGGTGCTCACGGCTACACGGCTTGCCCGGCCCCCGGCGGATAGCACCCCACCCCGTCGAGCCAATCAGCCACCTGGGAGGAGCCCCCGTGGAGCTCGCGGAGGATGGCGGCCAGTTCGTGGGCGACGGCGGCGGAGTCGCGGCGGCAGTCGGCGCAGATCTGCTCAACGGGGCATAGGCCGCGGACTGGGCATGTGCCACGGCACACGGCTAGGGCCAGGCGGTCGGAGGGGGTGGGGTCAGCCATTAGCCCTCTCCATCTCGGCGGCGATCAAATCCAGGAAATGCGCTACAGCGAGAACACCTTTCGCGAACTTTGGGTGTTCCGTGTCGCCAATCAGGTCTTCAGCTCGATCCGCAACGGCGCGAAAGGCGGCGGCAATGGCTGAGCGGTCGCCAGGCTGCTTCCAAAAGGCATCCAGCACCGCCTGCGCGGCAGGGCTCAAGGGGCTAGCCTCAGCAACGACGGAGGCCGGTTCCCTGCTCTGCACAGCCGATCCATCGGTCGGCCACGGCAGCCCCGACTGCGGCGCCGGGATCGGCCGCCATGGGCCGTTCTGGTGATCGGCGCCATGCCATTCATCACCGCGCTGCCGGATGTAGCGGGGGAGGTCGGGGAGGCATTCAAACATTGGACTTCTGCAAGATGTTCAAGGGATGAATCCGGTCGCCGTCTTGTGCCCACTCAATGGCCTGCTCTTGAGTGTCAAAGACCGGGAGGTATCGCTGAGGGCCATCTTTCGGCTGGGTCAATGGGATGCCGTTGACCTCAACCGATGGCAAAGTGCAGGCCCGCATCACGACGTAAAGCGTGTTTAAGCTCACCCTTACACCTCCCCGGCCCGGGCCGCCAATACCGCCCTGATGCCCCTCAGGTGGATCTCATCGGCGGTGCCACCCTCAGCGGCGCAGGCCCGGTAGAACGTCTCCAACAACTCCAGATCCTCCCCCTGGTGCTCGGGGTCGATGTAGTCGGGGGGCAAGGCTGGTGGGGCGGTGGGGCGCATCGCCTCAATAGCCGCATCGGCAATCTCTGCCACACGATCATCATCTTCGGCCACCAATGAAAAATCATCGGGGCCCATTGTTCCGACCTGCCAGGCCTCCCATACGCGGGTGCAGTCGTATGTGCGTCCCAGCGCCTCGGCCACGGCTGCGCGCACCGACTCCCTCACCTCCGGCGCTGGCGGGGCGGGGGGGCGCCCCCAGCGGGCGAAGGCGGCAGCAACCAAAGCAGGCACGTCTTCTGGCGCAACCCCTATCCGCAGGTCGCCTAAGTCGCTGGAGTGATGCTGTGTCAGCTCGGCAATCTCGGCGAGGCTGGGCCCCTCCGCCTTCTGCTGGGCCAGGGCGGTGCGGGCTTCATTCCATCCGTCTTCAACTCCCTCGCGCCATGCGCTGCGGTACTGCATCGCCATGGTCGTAGGGATGTTTGGGGGATTGGCTGGCAGCAGGTCTGCTGCGCTCGGCCACTCCTCCTCCGGCAGGGCGAGCTGGTTGATTTGTTCGGGGTTGGTGCTCATGTTGCCTCCGTGGTGGTAGTGGCTTGCTGTTCAACCCGCAGAGCCCAGTCCCACGGGTTGCGGCCGGCATCAATGCCACAGTGGAACAAGCCGCAAAGCATTGAATAAAGCTCAATCTTGTCTGTGATGTTTAGATCTAGTTCTAGCTTGCGGGTTTCTATTTGACGATCAAACCACGGTTCAAAAGCGTTAAAGTCTCGAAAATAATCATCAGCAGCATCACCTTTGCCCCATGGGCTCACGGGCCAACTGTGCTGTTCTGGCCAGGTTTCATCCCAGCCGCAGCGGCCAGGGCGAAAGCTGGTACAGGACTCGCCCGACCGCAAAAACAGCCCTCCGCGATCGGAGTTTTCCCACCAGAACCGGCCGATCCGGCCGCCGTGGCAGTTGATTTCAATCATCGGTCGGCCTCTTGCCGCAGCAGCAGCGAGCAACCGTGCTGGCCCCACCGATCAAGCCACTCCGCTACCTCGCGGATTGCGGCATCAGCGCAGTGGTCCCAGTTGCCTGATGGCAGGCCGCTGGCTGCGCTGAGAGACTGCGCCACCCTCTCCACCAACCCCCCGACAGAGGCGGCCGGCGTGGCGGGCTCCCGCAGGTCCGCATAGCCCCTGGCGTCCATCGGGGCATCGATGAGGCGTTGCATAGGAGCGGGCTGGGCAGGCTGCGGGGCGGGCTGGGCGGAGCCGTGCTGGCGGCCGAGTTCGTAGATAGCGCGAAGGGCAGCAGCCGCCGAGAGCGGCATGAGTGGGCGATCGGCCCAGAAGCTCCAAAGCTCCTCGTCCGTGGCCACCGGGGCGGCCTCGGGGGTAGGGGCGGCCAGATCGACGCTGCCTAGGATCGGCCGCTGCTCCAGCGCCATGATCCGCTTCAGGTGATCGTCAATCCAGCGCATCAGCTTGTCTACGTCCTTGCCCCATTCGAGGGTGGCCAGTCGCTGGGTTTGGTATTTCTTCTCCAGCACCTCCAGTCTTTCCAGGATGTGCAAGGTCAACTGCGCGTCAAGCTGGTTGCAGTTTGCGGTCTGGCGCAGCCAGGCCAGGGTTTCAGGGGGTAGCGGTTCAGTCATTGTGGGTTAAACACGGGAAAACAACGAATCAAATAACAAACAACCAAGTCTACCTAGGAAAAGAAAGCGCTCCAACCAGCGCAATCAATGCAGACACCATCCACCCCGCAGGATTAGCCCACAAAACGGCAATCGCTAGTGCGACTAGCAGTAGCAATAGGGCCAACGCGGATTGGATCGCAAAGGGTTCCGTTAGGTTCCCCCTCTGCGATACAGGCGCCGCAGCTCTACAGCGTGCGGGTGGCCCCAAGGGAGAGCGGAACGCTGGAGGGTGGCCGCCGCCAATACAAGCTCGGGCGCTAAGCGTGGTCTTGGTGCGGGTTTGGGATCCGGCCTCGGCGGGGGTGGGGCGCAGGGCACCATGGGTTCGCTGGTTGATGACTGGATAAGCATACCCATTAACTGCCTGTCTGAACAGGGATTGAACCAGCCAATATCCGAGCCACCTCCCGGCCCTCCAGAGCACGGCCGTATCGGGCCTGCAGGAGCAGGGCGAGGGTGTATGGGTGCCGGCCGGGATGCTCGCGGGCGATGGTGGTCACCATCTCGGCGGAGGTGGGCTGCGCCTCGCTCACGGCTGGCCCTTCTTGAGGTTGAAGGCTTCCTCAAGGATCTTGTGAACGCCCGCGCTGTCGCCCCAATGCGTTCGACCGCCATTGGCCAGCCCGTGCATGGCCTCGCACAGGCGGTAGTACGCCGGGATCAGATCCCACAGCATCCGCGCCATCACGTTGGCCCGCTCAATCTCCTGCTGCTCCAACAGCTGGCGCCAGATCTCGCGGGCGAGCTCCAGATCACCGCGGAAGGCCTTCACCAGGGGGAACAGCGCCTGAGCTTCCTCGGCCATGCCGCTGCCGAGGGCGTCGTAGGCCTTGCGGTATCGGCTGAGCACCTCCAGGTGCGATTCGGCCAGGGCGGTCGTGGACTCCTGGCCCAGCACCTCGGGGGTGATGATCTGGGCGGTGCTGGCTGGGGATGGCGACTGGGGCGCCTTCGGTGCCGCCGGTGGCTTCGGTGTTGGCGGAGTGGGTGGTGCGGTGCGCTTCGGCTTGCCTTTCTTGCCCCTGCTGCGGTCGTAGGCCTCGGATCGCTTTTTCCAGTTGAAGCGGGCGGCTACCTTGCTGACCGCCTGATGTGAAATCCCCAGGATCTTGGCCAAGGCTGCCAGGGTCCGATCGGGGCCCAGTTCCAGGAACTGCATGAAGCGGTCATAAGCCTCGGCAGGCTCCTCAAGGCCTCTGCAGCCCTGTCCTTGGTCCCAGATCGATGCCAAGGATAATCCCGGTCCTGACAAGGATTTTAGGGTTGCACCGCAACCAGGCGCCGCAACTCGTCCTGCAACCGCTTGAGCGGCCCCATCGCGCCGCCCTTGTCCAGACCCAGGCCAGAGGCGGTAGGGTAGCCCGTACTGGAGGCCCAGCAGCAGAAAACCCGACCTTGCGGCCGGGTCTCCCACGATCACCTTCCCCGATGCTTGCCCGGCGGAAGGGAGGGTGATCAGTTATCGCCAACCCCATGATTCTACATGACAACCGCAGATAAACGACCGGTCATCACGAGAACCGGGTTTTCACTTGTGCCATCCACGCTGCTGGCCGACTGCAAGAGCAGAAAGGGCACGGTTTTCGTTTACGCGAATCTCTGGGACCACGCAAGCGGCGAGCCCGGCAACCGAGGCAATGCGTTCCCCTCGGTTGAAACGCAGGCCAAGGAGTGCGGCATGGACCCGAAGGACATTCGCGAGGCCAGGCGCTGGCTGGAGATCAATGGCTGGCTGGATCGCAAGGAAAGACCGGGCCTCACGCCGATGTTCAAGGTTCGACTTGAGCAGCGCGAAACACGTTCCCACAGGCCCGCTTTGA